TGTCGGTGGCGGCGGTGACATCGACGCGGTCGCCATCAATGAGTTCCGTCACCGTCGTGCGAAAGAAGTTCCCGTACTCGTTGACCTCGCTCGCGCAGACGCTTTCGCCAGACACCAGGCAAAGCCGGCCGCGATAGAGAGCCGCCGCCTTGATCGGGTTGCCGATGAAGCTGGGCAGACGGTTCGTGACGTTGTCGCCTGCCTCGCGCGGTGCGTACTCGAACTTCTCGAAACGGAAGAAGGGCTTGCCTACGGTCCCGGTGATCGTCCCGTCTTCGTCGACAGCGTTCACCAGGACGTGCGGCATCGTGTCGCCGTCGAGCAGGTACTCGACCTCCGGGCCGGCAGACTCAACCCACCGACCGTCTCCGAAGCCGGAGCTGCCGGTAGTCTCGAATCGCAGGTAGTAGTCGTCGGCGTTCTCTTCCGGGTTGCCCTCAACGCGGACGCGAAAGTCGTTCGGCGCCGTGGTCGGGAGATCGGAGAAGGCTGGCACCGAGCCCTTGACCAGTTGCATATCGTTGCCGGCGTTCGAGTCGTCGACCTCGATCGTAAAGTCGTCGCCGTTCTCCTTGCGGATGTACAAGGTCGAGCCGAACTGATCGACATGGATCGCTGACCCGCTGACCACCGTGGTGCGGTCTTCGACAATGCGCCAGGTCACCTTGCGGATGACCACGTTGCGCAAGTAGTAGTTGGAGCTCCGCATGTACGCCTCGAGCGCAGCGGTGTCCAGATCGATATCAATCGCGTCGACTCGGGGCGCGGAGCCAAGTCCGAGCTGGGTGTCACCGGACAGAGTCAGGTAGTCCGCCATGCTCTCGCCCGTCGCGTAGTAGTTGAACTCCTGGTCGAACCCGTTGAGGATCTCCGTCTGCGTGCAGTTGTACGCCAGGAACGGCGTGCGCACGGTGACGGTTGGGCCGTCCTGCCCAGCCGCCGGCGGGGAAAAGTCGACCTTCAGTTCAAGTTTGAAGCTGCCTTCGACTGCGCGTGGCGCCGACAACGTGCAGTCAGCGGCTCCGTCGAGAGACAAAGTCATGCCGCTGCCACTCGAACCCGACGACCCGGTAATGGTCTCAGCCAGGTTTGATGCGATAGCGTCGGCCGCGATGTGGTCGCGGTCGGTACCGCCACTCGTGCCTCCGTTCGGCGTGCGACCTCCTGAGTACGCAGCGCCCGTCAACTGGTACCGCGAGCCGTCGATGATGATGTCGTACTTGCTCGAGTAGTTGCCCTGCACAACCGTGACCAGGGCAGCCTTTTCGCTCGTCGGGGTGACTTCCGACTGCATCGCCGGAGTCACAGTCTTGTTCACCGCCCAGGTGTAGTCCGCGACGGAGACCAGCTCGAGGCTGTCCTTCAGCCCAGACGCCGGGAGATAGCCCAGGTCGGCGGTGGTAAGGGGATCACCAGCCGCGTTGGTGACGGTCGCCCACTCTTCATTCACCAGATCCCACACGCGGATCTCGTCTTTCTTGAAGAGCGCAATATACCGCTCCGAGGGGGAGCGGTTGATCGCGTGCATTTTGAAGTCGTCGGTGGTCGGGAAGAAGTCGACCAGGTGCTTTGTAGGCGGCCGCTTCTTCAGCCCGTCAACCAGCGACGGCCATGCGTTGATAGACTCCTCCGCCTGGGAGGGAAAACGCTTCTGGACAGGCTGCTGAGATACGCCGCCCAGGAAGTTCTGAACCGAGATCCCTCGGATCACTGGCGGTGCCCGTCCATGGGAGACTGCCGGCGCGTGATGCGTCCGACCGAGTATGCGTCACTCATGCGGTGATCGCTCGACTCATGCTCAAAGTTCATCAGCCGGCCAAGCGCTCGGAGCTCGGGCTCGCTCGGCGCGCGGTCGCGGGGGTCATCGGTGACGCGCTCGCGGAACTCACGGGCGGCGCGACGCAGGACGTACTGCTTGGCAGGGTCCGGCATATCCTCGAACGGGAGTTCGCGCACCAGGTCCACCTCGACATCGCTAGTCCAGGTAAAGTTGCGGTCCTCGATGTTGAAGAGGCGATTGCCGCGCAGCGTCAGCTTGGTCGCCCACCGGCTCGTCGCCTTGACCGTCAGAGTGTCCGGCGGGACCACGATCTCTCCCGACACGTCAGGGCTCAACGTGACCTCGCACTCGGTGTTAAAGTCCCAGCCTTCAGTCTGCACCGCGCGAGAGACTTCGTCGAGAACAGCCTCAGCGATCGCAACGTCAGTCGGACGCGGGTCAGACAGAGAGTTGACCGGCGCCTCTCCGACGTAGGAGAGCATCGTGTTGACTGCGTTGAGTTTGGTGGTGCCGATCGCCATGTTCTAGGGAGAGGGAAGGGTGGGAGGATGACCGAAGCCATCCCCCCGAATAAAGCAGCAGAAAAGAGCGATTAGATGCTCAGGAGACGGACAGCGGCTTCCGGGCGCAGGACGCCGTGGCCGACCGCCATCTTCGCAACCAGGAGCCAGCCCTGGCGCGAAACGTCGTACTCCATCTCGAAGCCCATATCCATCATCTTCACGGTGCCGACAGCACTCTCGTGCCAGCAGACGCCGATGCTGGTGGACTGGTCACCGTAGAGAGCGTTGTTCTCGCCAGCGGGCTGGCTCGAGCTCTCGTTGGTGGTCGGGATGTGGTTCGACATGATGACCTTGATACCGGCCACCATGCGGACTTCGCCAGCCGCGAACGAGCCTTCACCGCGGTAGTCCACGTTGATGGCCTTGCTCGACTGAACCAGCTTGTAGAAGGCAGACGGGGTCAGGGCAACCCAGCGACCGTCCTTCGGCACGTCGTTCTCGTCGAACTTCTGTGCCGCTTCGTAGATACCAGCAGCGATGCGATCGCCTTCCTCTTCGGTCGAGATCGGCTCGTTGCCCTGCTCCGTACCGCCGAGCAGGTCGACGAGCACATCACCGCCGCCAGCGGGGCCACCAGTGACGGCGGCGCCGTCTTTTGCAGCCTTCTGGATCGCACGGCACACGTTGGTGTCGTAGCGCACAGAAAGGGCGCGACCGAGCTCCGCAGCGTAGATCTGGCGGACGCCGTTGTAGTCGTCACGAAGCTCATCCAGCTCGTCGACGAAAGTCGGGGCGACGCACAGGTCGTTCACCCAGATCAGACGCTCGCCGCGACGGATGTTCTTCAGGTAGTTGTTTGCCTCCGCCGACTGGTCGGTGTAGAGGTCTTCACCCGGCGTGAAGTATTCCGAGCCAGCCTGGCCGAAGACAGGGAACTTGGCAGACTTGCCCTCAGTGAGGGTGCGGGTGTAGTGCTTGTCCATGAACACGTTGGAGTCCATGAACTCGGTGAGGATTTCGCCGCCAAACTTGCGAGCGAACAGTTCGGATTGGACCGACGGGAGGGTCGAATAACTGGTGCCGTCACCGTCATTCACACCACCGTAGGTCACGATCGTGGTCGAGGCCATCTTCTAAAAGTTCTCGGGTCTTAGGGGTTGGTTTGAATCAGATCCTACGCGACGCCTGGAGACGCGCCTGCACTTCACTGAAGTACGGGTTCTTGCGCGCCTTGTAGTCAGGGTGCTTCATCGCTTCCACCATTTCGGCCGTGGACTGGAAGGGCTGAATGCCTTGAGGCTGAGTCGTCCCTGCGAGCTTGCCTCCCGACTGGCCTCGACCAGTTGCGGCAGCTTTCAGGGACTCCATCGCCATGCGCCGAGCGCCGGCATCCGATCCTTCGACCATCCGGTTGTAGGCGGCGATCTGATCCTCAGACCAGTTGTCGCCTGCCCACTTTGCCATCTCTTGGTATTGCGTCTTCGTGATGTCGAGGTCGAACATCGCCTCGGCCACTTGAAGGTCGCGGAGGGCCGCTTGGCCCTCGATCACCTGGTCGACAACGGCGCGGTCCACTCCGGCCGCTGCCAGCTTGTTGTAGGTGTCGTCGGAGAGCTTGCCTGCTTGGGCGTACTCCAAGCTCATCTCCTGGAGGGAGTCGGTCGAGAGGGCTGCCGGTGCAGGCGCCTCTTCAGATTGCTCGGCACCCTCCGCCTCGGACTCGCTCTCGACCTGATCCTGCGTAGCCTGGTCGGCGCCTTCAGGCCCACTCACCTTGATGCCGAGATCAAGGTTGCGGGTGGGCGGCTCGTTCGCAGACTCAACGCCCTCCGCCTCGCCGGTCAACTCGGCGCCAGACTGCGGGGTGTCTTCGATAACTTCGCCGGTCGTCGTATTCGTCGCCTGGCCGTCAGTGATGGTCACTCGGGTGGGATCGCTCATTGCTCTGCTCCTTGGGGTTCAGTCATCTGCGCCTCAGCGACATTCCCGACGACATCCGCCGCCTTCATGTTCGCCTGCTCGG